ATGGACAACAAACGAAGCCGAAAGTGAAATCTATTTCAAACACACCACATCGCCCACCTGCGCCACCTGACGCAACAAACAGCAGTGATAAAAGACCCGGGTTTCTAACAGACGATAACAAATATACATTTTTAGATAAAGCTGACCGCAACTATTCGGGACCTTCACCTCGCGCGGATGATAGCACGAGTGTTACGCAAAAACATCAGAGTGGGAAAGGTGGCTACTGTTATATCGGTGAAGACCGCGGGTTTCGTAGTTGTGTCCGTGTAGAAGCAAGTGATAAATGTATGTCTGGACAGGTATATTCGCGACAGGATATTTGTATTGATCCAACGTTGAGAGAATAATGTTCATCATAACAAACGATTATAACGATAAATACCTTATTTCTGGAGTATACGAATAAGGTTCACTTATTTGCTGTTGCCCGTCCTGATAGACGAGAGTGATTGTTATAGAATATTGTGTGCCGACAATAATGATTTCAGAACCAGACATTGACGAAGGAATACGAATTTTATGTTCACCTGAACCGGATATCGGCTGATTGTCACTATTTGTAATCGTTTCATAGGCGGCATTTAGTCCATTTACTCTCAATTTAACAATCGGATTCGCGACTTGCCATTGTGCGTTGATTGAAAATGTCATTTCTGCGTAAGATAATCCAGCGGGTGTATAATAACCTTGAATATCAAATATCAACGCCTTTACGGTGTCCGGATAGACCGTCAAAAATACACGGGAACTTTCATTACTGGTAAGATAACCATTATAGGTTTCCATGACAATAGAATAGGATCCGTCGATTATATAATTGTTATTCAATATCCCTATATCCGCACTATAAGATGTTCTAGTATCTGTAGAACTTATGTTATATGGATAAGTAAGTCCAGAACCAATCGACAACGGCGGTGTAATCGTAATATTATAGTATTTTATAGCTGTTCCGCCTGTATCAGGTTTCTTCCACGTAATATTAATGTAATTACGAGAAACATCTGTCCATGTAGGCGGTAATAACCCATACTTTGATGTAATCTTTATATTTGTAGGAACACCCGGTTTCGTTAATGTTCTCGCTGTAATAATTGCGGATTCCGGTCCAACGCCAATACTATTGATCGCTTCAATTTTTATTTGATACCGATTTTCATTAAATAAGTTACGTAATACATAACGACGAGATTGACTTTCCACAGCCGACATGATAACATTCGATGTTGTGAGTGTTTCTTTTGACCATGTAGTATCGGAAACTTTTCTGTAATATAAATTATACATGGTAATTGGGGGTCCGTTATAAGATGAAATGGTTCCAGCCGCATTCGCCGCACCACTCGCACTTGTTCCTGCCGCACCGCCAATACTTCCAGTATTTACAGGATCTGTCCATTTTAAATCTACCATCAGATTTTGTCGTTCATCCGGTGTATTCGTAAAGCCGAAATCATTTATAATCGACGGAACAGATGATGTTTTTAATGTGATTGTCGCCGGAACACTCGATAAGCCGCGTTCATTCCCCGAAAATACCGACAAATAATAGACCGTATTATCAAGAATATCTTCGATAATCCCAGGTATTTTTTCAAAAATAACCGAATTTCCATTAATTTCGCTGCTATTCCGGTTATATCTCGGGGGTGGTGCTCCTGCGACCGGCTTGTAAGGAAATACGCTGGTATAAGGTTTCCATGTTTTATTATTTGTAGAATATGTAATGACATAACCGGTGATAGGTAAGCCGCCATTTGAATCCGGCGCATCCCATGTAAGTGTAATCGTCTTATTCACATTATCATAATTACTAATACGCAGATTCGTTGGTTCGGTTAAAATCGTGGTTGGTATATTATACGTGATTTGAAGACCAGCTTCATATTGATACGTTCGTTTATAATTATATAAATTGATAGAGGGGTCATAACATAATAGACGTTCAGGTCCAGGCACACCACATGCGCTTGTAAGACCGCATAATATGCGATTATTAGCACCCGTAGGCGGGCAAATCAACGCAAATGGACTCGCCGCATCGGTTGTATATCTTGCCGAATTTCCTATATTCCGCATGAGCTCACCACGAGCTGCTTTCGCGTATTTTTGCGTTTTTGTGAGTCCGCCCACATTTTTATTATATTTCAAGATTTCAGCTTTGCGACGCATATCATACACTTCGTCGACTTGACTTACCGTAAGCGGCTTACCAGTTATACTATCAACCATGTTTGAAGACCGACATTCCGGCTTGAACCGTGTCCAAAACTGACGATTATATGGATTTGAATAAAAAAGATTCGTATTACAATTAATAATCGAGGGGGTGATTTCGAACACATTTACGTTGAATGTTGCGACCTTCTGGTTGAAATTTGTCGTCGCGGCTTGTGTTACTGTGATCGTAGATGTCCCAGAACCATATACAAACGCTGTATATACGGTGCTGGTGCCGGTTCCCGATACGCGCAATTTGACTATATTTTCATTTGATGAACTAAACGTGATGATTCCGTTTGCTTCTTTATTGTTCGATTCTGGTGGAGTTAAAATAAACGAACCTTCAGACGTCATTTTATTTAGATCAGGTAGTTTATAGATAGTTGCTGAATCACCGGTATTTATTTCCGGTATTTGAGTCATGAACGTTGGTGTCGATTTTTTGATGATAAGCTTGATTGTATTTGTATAACCAGTCATATCACCGATTCGTTGATTCGACCTTTTATACACCGGCGTTTCCTCTTGAAGAAATTTAATCGATATGGGATTCAATAGTGTGAGGGTTGTTTGTGTGCTTTTTTTGAATGTAATACGATTCCCGCTAATTTGTATGTATTCACCACTTACATCGAATGTCCTCGGTAATGTAAGATTTAAATAATACTGAATGTCACCATAATCATAATCTCCAGTTTGTATATTTTCACGTGTCGTTCTCGCGAAATCCGGAAAATTCAGATCGATACTACCATCAAGCCACTCTCGCACTATATTTCCATTACTATCTGGTATCGAATTGGTTTTACTTTGTCCTAGCCCCGTGAACGGTGTATTTAATCGAATATCTGTTTCACCTTTTGTTATGGTAAGAGGGACAAAAATACTTTTTTCTAGAAATACATCTACGTTGTTGATCGTTTTTTTGGCTTGTTTCATTTCCATACGTATGGTGGTTGAGGATTGGCCATATCGAAATCCACCAGAATTGTCATAGACACCGTTAATGAGTAGAGCGTTGCGATAAGCAAGACGAATATTTTCTCCACCAGGGTTTTTATATAAACCATTTGGATTTGGCGTATTTGCTGGATCACTTGACGCTTGTGGAATTACATAATAGTCTCGGTCCAAACGTTCAACTGATATAGCGTAATTATTTGATGGAAATGAAAATAGAATAGGTGTATCGGCGTAATTATTGTTGGAAGTTATGTTAATAAGTGGTATGAAACCGATAAGCGTGTTTCTTTTTTCAATAATAGAAGCAGGGACATCTGTATCCCGTGGACCGACGCCGGGTAACGTGCTTGGATATGTGAATGTCCCAGGTAAAAGTTTAAAAGTAGTTGTATAGTTCAAGGAATAAACATTATACCGGTGATTATATTCTCCAATAAAATAGACATCACCTGTTGGCGTATCTTGTTGTAATGATGGTGTCCATGTTGGAACAACCGCCGACATATATTATATATTTTTTTACACCAGTATTGCTGATATGTCCATGTAAAAAAATATTATCTCATATACCAACTGTTTGATAAATAAGAGCCTAGATTCTTGGTAGATTCTGTGCCTCCTGACGAGGAGACCATCTTCATTTTCGGACCTTCATCTACGATGCTCTTGATCTTATTGGAACCAATCGAATAATTAAAATATTGTATGGTTGATATATATCCACTAAACCTATTACTCGCCTTGCTTTCACCTATGTTTACTTTGCCGTAATTTTGTAATGGAATACCGGCGGTCTTACGACGCTGAGCAAGACGCCCATTAATATATAAATCAATAACGTTGTTTGTTACACGAATGATCGCATTCACCCACTTCTTCATCGGAATATCCGTTGCGATAAGTTGTTCATTCAGGTTTTTCTTTTTATCTGCTTCGTTGTCGCTCTTACCATTTACATCTACAAGAGCAAGTAAAGATACATTTACACCTTTATCGGTGCGGTCTGGGTTTGTCTCAGTTATAGATTTTGTAAAACGAATGTAAAGCCCTGGTGCATTATTCGGGTAATATATTCCATCAGATCCTTTTGTTCCTTCACCACCTTTGCTAAAGATTCTGGAATATTTATCCTCTACAAGTGGAACTTGATTAATATAAAACCACGTGGACCATGTATATTCTAAACCACCATCTTCATTCATCGATCGTGAGATAAACACCGAGTTTTCGTTCGATGGATCCTGTGAAATAGTCATCGCCATATCCTCAGTATTTGCTGTTCCATCTAAAACAAAAGGGGACATTGACGGAAGCATCAAATACGACAATCCGATAATAGACAATTTTACAGCTACTGAAAATACAATAAATACCATCAATATGAATGCGAATTTCGCAACAAGACTATTTGACTCCATGAATTCACGCAAACCAAAACCACCACCGTTGCTTCCGCTCATGCTACCACTCGATGATAATCCAGCATCACTCGGCTTCGAAAAGCTAGATGTTAATCCTTTAAAAAATCCACCGCTTCCACTATCGCCGTTGGTTTCACTCATTATTATATATTTCTTACTAATATAATCGAATAAAAAAACAATCTATATAAACCAATAGATTGTTTTTGTAATGAAGTCTAAAATATACCCAAGAACTTTATTACGTCAATACCTACCCATACATAATGAATTAGGTGCTAACACTTGCTTGTTCCTGATTATCCACGATGAAGCTTAACTTCACCTTATATTTATTGAGAAGGTCACTCCATGGACTTCCACCAAAACCTTGAGAATAAATATCCCACGCTTCTTGTGGTGCGATAGATGCGGCTTTAAGTTTCACATTCGTAATAAAACCAACATCTGCGGTTGTAACCGCGGTGGAATCATCGCCTAAAACAATACTTTGGGTTTCTTGAAGACGTGAACCTTGATTTACAACGCATGATTTTACTAACTTGCCATCGACATACACATCCATCGCTGTGCCGTTGAAACTGACAATAAGGTTCACCCATTTCTGAAGCGGAAACTCTGCGATTTCACAGTCATATTGCGTATCACTCGTGCCGGACCTTGGGAAAATTTGTATTGTATTCGTATTTGCCTTTAACTGTGCTTTAAATATGGCGGAACCTGCACCACCAGCTCCATCTTTATGAAAACTTACGATATTCGCACCATTCACCCACTTTTTAATGTAAAACCAAATCGATATAGCGCTATTTGCTTTGACACTACTCGGTAGATTTGATCCCTGAAGCGTCGTTTTATTTCCCCATTTCTGCATCGTACCTAAAGTTGTATAGGTTGTCGTCAAAGCTTTAAAAATGACATATAACAACAATAGAATAATAACGATTGCTAAAACTAATTTTGAATTCATATTCTTCGTATAATTATTGTATATATTATTTACTTAGAATATACTGTTGTTATTCCGGCTTCCTTTACTTCATCCTCGATCGTCGTCATTCCAATCATCGGGGGGTTTTGCGATTTCAACATCGTATATGTCCAACGCATTTGTTCCTTCGTAAGCGGTAATTTATGAAATGCTAAATTACATATAGATCCATTCAATCCTTTATCGTTGTTTGTATCGCCAACAGTAATCGGTTTCATGGAAATATCTGGCATAATAAAATCACTTCGAATCAAGAGTTTATTGTTCATGAAAAAATCCATCGTTTTTCCGTTGTAATTCACGACGAAGTAATTCCATCTTTGAAGAGGGACAGCCACATCGAGATCTTCGTCATTATCCAGTAACATTCTGATTTGATTTTGTCTATCTTTGGATTTGCGCGCAATAATCGTATTGTAATTTGCACGTGAATTGTATATCAGCGTTTCGGATGGTCTTGAATTATTATTCATATCTAGTGTTTTACACCACAATTTCAACTCTGTTGTTGTTTTATTATAGGTCATTCTTGGAACACCACCGAAATCAAATATCTCTAAATCATTATTTGATGAAGCCACCGCATTATTTAATAAGAACCATCCAGAAATAGAATAATTGTAACGCTTTTTCTCTTCAACCGGACAGTTCGCGGCTTTATCTTCGGGGGATCGGTCAATACCTGTATTATGGTAAATGAAAATTTGTGGACTCTGTGTATTCAAATTGGTATCATACTTCTGTTTCAACGATACAGGAGCATGTACGATTTGAGATGCGGATGCTCCGATGTAGTTCAATAGGTAAGGTCCACCATATAAGATCGCAATCAGAAGCAACTCGATTGCGACGATAATCCATATCGGTCGTGTAGTATCGCCTACAACAGTTTGTGATGACTGAAGCATATCCAAGAATAAACAAGGAATAAAAATGATTCCCAACCACAATAACTTCAGCAATTTCAACCCGATCGCAGATTTTGTAAGATGGAATATGAACATCACCAAAATAAGCACGACCATTACGCTATGTTGTTTATAATACGCAAGCACACACAATATAATAAAAAATACGGTATTGATGATAAAGCGGACGTTGCTGAATAAATCCGCCATGGAGGGTTTGTTTTCTGTTCCTCCGATCGTTTTCCCCGGATTTAATGTGTCAATAAATTCTAGGCCATAATGAAAGAATAAGATGACGATACCTAAAACAGTCATTCCAGTAACTGACATACGATTTTTATCATCTTTGTCACGGTCATAGATCCAGACAATCACCATTAAGATAACATATACAATATGTGTAGCACCAAACGCGAGTTGGCGAAGTGGTTTTTGTTCGTCTTCTGTTTTCATGTCATCAAACAAATAATCTTCGGGCGTTTTGTTATTGTTGGTGGTCTTGAATTTCTCTCGAAGCGTCGAAACTACACCGGCGATACCGACAATCGCAAGAAGAACATAGATTGTATGTGCTGTGGGTGAATTCAAATTCGCCATGATACCGCCAGATGCGACTGTCTCTGCGCCATCACCTTTATTCACGAACTCGGCATCAATCTTATAGACATAATAGACGATCGCAAGGATGAGAATGACGAATGATATTGTGAGTAATAGAACTTTGATGAGCTTCCCGATTGCGCTTACTTTTTCTTCGCTTATTCCGGTGGATGTCACAGCAGCAGATGTGGAGGCGGCGGCGGCGGCCAAGGAAGGGACGGAAGGCGTGGGGACGCTTGTCACGCTTTTCGGCGTTGGACGGTCCTTTTCGTCTGTCGGAAACATACGAAGATCGATATCACTCGCATTCCAGTTCCAGAATTTTAATTTGCCAAGTTCTTCATCGCGTTTATCCGCAAAATCTTTAATACCCGTCAAAGACCCGATACCATAAAGAATCGCACGGAATAATACGATAATCAACCACGGGACTAAATATATGGTTGTAAGTAGCAAACGCACGCCTTTTTTCAGAAAATTTTCGTTTTTAAAGTCATCATGTATGCCTGCCCACAAGTGATATCCGGTAGGCATCGCACATATCGCTAGAAGAATAACAAACGCGATCGCCCAACCCCAGTTTTCAGGGACAACCGGTAAGCTCGTACCTGTGTTTGATTCTTGTGCTGGCTTGTCCACACGTAAATAATGCCACCACCATGAGAGACCTCCTCCAAATAATAGCAAAAAGAATACAATAGAACCGAATACGCCTTTAGTTAGACTTCCTGATGTATCATCATTTTTGTTGAATTGCCACACTTGAACCGACTCGGCGAATTTCAGTATCGAATCAAGACCGCCTACATTCATTTCCTTCACCATCGGAAGCAGTAAAATCGCACATAACAAAAGACCGACAATAATAACAATAAAAAAAGCGTCGACGAGTTCTTTCACACGTGAAAACATATCACCAGTAAATTTACGTGCGATCCAATCACTTGTTTTTGGCGAAGTGGTGACATTCGTGAATAAAACGGAGACCCACATGACGAGTAAGATAACCGACAAAAATGGAATCATCGAAAACGATTTGGCGAAACGAATAAAGAGACTGCTTTTATCGGAATGGTCTGTTAATATTTTGTCCCAATCATTTGATGTCATCTTATCATCTTTGATTTTCTCTTGAATGTCGTTTCCAACTGTTTTGGCAACGCCACCACATTCAGGGTTGGTTGTGTATATCAGCGCGTCCTTCCACCAATCTTTGAATGAATCTGGTATGTTCCCACAATCTGCCAGTTTCAACCGAACATTATAACACATAAGAATAAATACAGAGATAATTACGGATAATATCGAAACAACACTTAACATCGCGTTCATCGGCTCAAATGTTTTCTTTTTATCTTGATCAAGACGGGCTTGTATTGCGGTGTTAATCACTTCATCATTAACTGCGTTATTCGGGTCTTTTTTCTGTATTTCTTTGATGACTTCTTGACGAAGTTGTTGATAATATCCACTATTTGCGAATTCGTTGTTCGGTTGATTATCTTTATTTAAAACGTCCGTTGCTGAAGGTTCTTTGAGATTATTTACCGCGAAGACGCTCGGAAAAGCAATATACGCGACGATGACTAGAATCACGAGTGCGATCGGTATTAGAAATTTATGCGTAGTAATTTGCGAGCTTTGTCCAAGTGTCGTAATGATCAAACCGATAAGCGCAATAAACCATACGATTCCGTGAACTAAAAATGTTTTCTGACCATATTCGGTTAAATCCCCTGCGCCAGCAATACCCTCACTCTTTTGACTCGCAGCTAAGAATATACTCGCAGGTATTCCTAAGACTAACACGAATGCGATTATTGCTGCGATTTTACCAATTTGATTTAAACCCTTTGAATTTGTATTTCTCCAAATAAAATAACCAACTGCCAAAAAGAAAGCGATCTGGAAAAATAAACCGAAACCTAGTATTAAATCTGCCGTTGTTTTTGCGAAGCTTTCCTTGCTTTCTTTACTTGACAACGGATCGTCGTTGACCTTATCCATCGTTTGTTGGATTTCATTTCCACGAACAATCATCGGCACACCAACGAGAATCGAAATAATGATGTAATGAATCCATTCGCTGATGGGTTGGTTTTCGCCGAACCTTTTATATAACGCGATTATAATGCCACCAATCAATAAAATAGAACCAAACCCGATCATGCTTCGTGTAATGTCAACGTTACTTACCTTTTCTGATGCTTGAATGCTACCAAATCCCATACCTAATCCGAGAATAAATAGGCATACTGGTAATATAATCCGAATACCGATGTTAGACAGAGAATCAGATATATTAAAAATGGCATCAGGTGGTGACGGTAGAATCGTGTCATCGGAACCTTTCATGTCAATAAACTTATTCGGAGAAATAGAATGAATATACAGCACGTAAAGAAATGTAAGAATAAGTGATACAAATATTGGCCAATTTCCTGTCAATAATTCAGAAGACACGAATGATATTAGTAATATAACAACGAGCACGATAATCGGTAAATAATTCAGTATTTTTTTAACATGGAGTGAATCTTCGATCGAAGATATGGCATTTGTTTCCTTTTTTCCTTCTTCGGTCTTTGGATTTAAAATAGAGCTTGATGCCGTTGATGTTGGTGTTCCTGACATTCTGTTATTATTAAATATAATGATAACAACACCCGTTATAATTATAAGATATAATAATGTCGGCCTGACTACGATGCTGATACAAATACGATACGCAAATTTTATAAAAATGACATCGCGGTCTTTTTCCCATGACAATCCCGGCATAAAGCGACTAAATTATCGATGTGATTGGAACCACCATGTTCTAATGCGATAACATGATCGACCTCGAACCAAGCGGGGAGCTGACGCTGACAATCGCCACATTTCCACCCTTGTTGTGCGGCGACATACTTTTTCTTTGTTTCACTTACACTACGCTTGCTAGACCCCTTGCCGGAGTTGAGCAACCGTCTTTCAGCGGGGGTTGCGCCGGGGGTTCCGCCCCCCCACGACGGTGATGCGATGGGTTGTACGGTTCTTGCGCCTATCGCACTATTCATCGCACCGCCCATCCCCCCGCCCATCGCTCCACCGTCGTGGGGGGGCGGAACCCCCGCGGAACGTCCGGTGATATCAAAAAACGGCGTGATCATATCCGCAGTTCCTTTACTTATCGGCATATACTTAATGATATCGTTGGCATGAAACAACAACTGCCTAGAGTTTTCCG